GTAAACTTATTCAATAAAATCAATGACTTACGGCGTAAGCTCTTTTATATAAGCATAAATTATACCTATCTTGCCTAGCTATCAGCTTTTATTATACTAGGCAATGGCAAAAATAACGCCAATGCAAGCCTATTGCACATATTAGACATTATCTTGGCAATGCCTGATGTTTTTATTAAGTTAAGTCTTTGATTTTATTGTATTTTTTTGTGTAGTGCAGACGGACACGCATGACCCAGGGGGGGCGTATGCGTACACGTGTACAGGATTTACCCGAGATTGGGAAAATAGTTTCATATACCAGACGGCGACCACTTCCTGTAGACACAAAAAAAGCCCTACTAAAGGGCTAATGTAGATAAATCAGTGGTTTAAGAGCTTAAACTCATCTCTTCCGTGTTTTCTTTTTCTTGGTATTACCTTTTTTTTGCTCTGCTTCACGTAATTTTTGCATGAGGGCAAGAGTATCGCTATCGGGTTTCTTTTTTTGGGGATTTTCTTTAACACTATATTCTCCTTTATGGAACTTAACAGGAGATTTGTAAGGAGTTTTGAAGTACCACTCCGGTATACTAGTTGTTTTTCTAAATATCTCGACCATAATCTCTTAGATAATACTACGGAGGCACAAAAAAAGCCCTAAGAAGGGCTATGTTGTTACCTGAAAAAGAAAAAAAAGGGAAAAAAAGAAAAACAAGAGTTTTATACCCCATTTTTGCAATCTTGTCAAGCCCCTAAAATGAAAAAAATTTTTATTGACACATAATCTTTTACAATTACACCTTATTATGGTATAATATGTGTATTATGAGTAATTATAATTCTCTATTGGAACAAATTAGTTATGAATACGAGAAATACGGAAGATTTAAGACGCATATTCCAAGCCATCATGTATATTATATACGTGCAGCTTTAAAAGAACGTACTGGTAAAAACTTCAGCGTTGAGGAAATAGAAAAAGCATTGGTTGCAGAAGGATTATCACAGTATGTGTAGACCTGCCAATAAAAACTTGATACTGTACTTATTCCCGAGGGGTTCGCTATAGTTACTCAAGGGGGGTGAGGTACCAATGCACCTCATCCCATTTTTAAAGGTAGGTTATGTTTGAATTATTTGTACTCGCTTGTCTGATGAATGCTCCAGACCAGTGCGTCACACTAAAAGATTTATATGGTCCTTATTCAGACCATGATAAATGTTTGGCAAGAGCATATGAAATAGCACAGGGTATGCCGGTGCATATGCCTATGTATTATCCAAAGAGTTATAAATGTTTGGATATGGAACAAGACGCAGATAAGATAGGAACTTAAATGGCGAAACGTGGCAGCATGAAAGGCTTCACTATTAAAAGTGGAGATAAGCGTCCTACTAAACAGGGTGCAGGCATGACTGCTAAAGGTGTCGCCAAGTATAGAAGACAGAATCCGGGTAGTAAATTAAAAACAGCAGTAACAGGAAAAGTTAAACCCGGAAGTAAAGCTGCAAAAAGAAGAAAGTCATTTTGTGCAAGAAGTGCAGGACAGATGAAGAAGTTTCCAAAGGCAGCTAAGAATCCTAATAGTAGATTAAGACAGGCAAGACGAAGATGGAAATGTTAATGATTGATATTTATTTACATATATCAGGTTTTTTTAGTCGTATATCAAACTACTTTTATCATAAGCACTGTTCAATGTTAAGACGTAGACAAGTAAGACAAGGACTAAGATAATGTTAACACAATTAATAGGACCGGTTACATCTTTAGTTGGAAAGTTTATTGAAGACAAAGATGCTAAGAATAAACTAAGTCACGAAATAGCGACGATGGCTGAGAAACACGCACAAGAATTAGCCAAGTCACAAATAGAAGTAAATAAAGCAGAAGCACAATCAAGACATTGGTTTGTTGCATCGTGGCGACCCTTTATTGGATGGACTTGTGGTATTGCCCTTATGTGGCACTTTGTACTGGCACCATTTGTAATGTTCTTTTCTGCTTTGTTTGGCGTAACTATGCCACAGTTACCAGAATTTGATATGGGTTCACTTATGACTGTACTGATGGGTATGCTCGGGCTCGGAGGACTCAGAACTTTTGAAAAGTATAAGAAGATAACAAAATGATACAATTATTAAAAAGATTATTTATGATTAAGTATGGTGGTGATTTATCAAAACATAGATTGCATACCACTAAGTACGAAGACTTATGTATGTGAGGAATGATGAATATAGATAAATTAAGACAAGAAGTAGAATATGATGAAGGTTGTAAGTATGAAACTTACCACGACCATCTTGGTTATTTGACCGGAGGTATTGGGCACTTGATTACAGAATGGGATGAAGATTTATATGATAAGCCAGTTGGAACTGAGATATCAGAAGATAGAGTAAAGGACTGGTTTGAAAAAGATATAAGTGTTGCAATAAATGATTGTAAAGATTTATTTATAAACTTTGATTCTTTGCCTGAAGAAATACAGCACATATTGGCAAATATGTCTTTTCAACTTGGTAAGCCAAGATTGAGTAAATTTAGAAAAATGATTGCTGCCGTTAATGTAGGAGATTGGGAAGAAATGGGAACTCAGATGGAAGACAGCAGATGGTTTCAACAAACTCCAAAAAGAGCACAGCGATTAATTGATAGAGCAATACAAGTAGGAGCACCCCAATGAAACCAAAAACAGTATCTATAGCAAATGTTAAAAAAGAAACTTTACCTAAAGTAGTAAAAGGTAAAACTTCAAGATTAGATAAGAAAGAAGAGAAAAGAAGAAAAGGTGTAGAAAAAGACAACCTTAATTTTTTAAATTCTATGGTAAAACAGAATCCTCAGTATTACGAAAGCGTTAAGAAAGCAAAAGAATTATCTGGACAAGCAGAAGCTGAAAGACAAGGACGTAATGCTAATGTGCCTGACGTTATGCCAAAGAAACGAATGATGGGTGGAGCAAGTGTTCCTAAGAAATCAATAATGGAACTACCAACTAATGTGCCGAGACTACAAGGAGGTAAGTTACTTGGAGACCTTGATAAAGATGGAAAGATGTCTGGATACGAAACAGCTAGACAAAAAGCCATAGAGAAAAGCATGGCAGAGCAAAAGAAAGCCATGAGTGGTTTAGCCATAGGTATAAAAAAAGTTAAAAAGAATGGCTAAGAAACACATAATGGATTTACCAACTAATGTTCCCAGACTGAAAGAAGGTGCTGGATTATTCGGTGGTGAAGTATATGATGAAACAAAAGCTCCTGATGTAACTAAAAAACTTAAATTAGAAGCGTTTCAAGATAAATTAAAAGAAGCATCAAAAATGCCCATGAAAAATATAAAACCTAAAGGTAATTTTTCTGGCAAAGTTTTTGGAACAGATTTAAACAAGTTTAAAAAAGACAAAGCAGAATATACCAAAAAACAAGGTAGTCTTTTTAATAAAGAGTTTTATGATATTTTTAGGAAGGGCAAACCTAAAATTGAGGATTATAGTAATCCTTTACCAAAGCCAAAGAAGAAACTGTCTATATAAGGAGTAAATTATGCCAAGACACGCAATGAAAACCAAAGGTGGTGCTGCCGGAGGTAAAAACAAGAAGAAGAAGCCAATCAAGAAGATGAAAATGGGTGGCTCAAAAATGACTAAAGGTTACGCCAGAGGTGGAGCCAAAATGACAAAAGGATATGCAAGAGGGGGAGCGAGGGTAGGACGTAGATAGTGTCCTATCTTATAAGTAACGTACCTCATTTTAAATGTTGGGTACGACGAGAGTTTACTTGTAATCACCAAGCATATCATGGAGAGTTTCTTCATGCTATGGCATTCGCAGTAAATACAATACCTGATAGGTCCCTTAGTTTTCAGGTTGTGTTTACAGGTTGCGAGGTTGACAGAGAAGATGGTCCGGATGAGAATGTACACGGAGGTGCGATGTGGGCAAGAATGCCTATACAAGCATTAGTTGCAGATATACCTGTAGACGAATGGGCACAACCGATGGAAAATCATTTATGTCAACCTTGGGACTGCGAATCACGACATCATAGTGTTGTTGTTTTGGATAGAGTAAGTTCTTCACCTTGGATTTGTAAAATAGATGGCAATTTTTATACTGGTAAATATTTGTTTACTGTTGACTACACAGACAGCGATATAGCTGACGACCCTGCACAACATAAACAATCTCATGTATTGTATTTGTTAGATGCAGGTCCTTGGACAGGCAACATGGTAGCGTTACCAAATAACAGGGTTAGGGCAACGAGTCCTGCACTGTGGCGAACAGGAGAAGGTGCACCAGATTTTAAACCTTCACAATGGACTCATTCAGCAGAATCACATGAGTCTTATTTAAATCCTGATATAACATTTGATAATTTATATTCCGATGGTAGCAAAGCTAGAGACAATAAGAAAAAAAATTAAGCAAAAGAAAAAGCTTGGTTTTTCAGAAAGAGCAAGAGCAGTCAACAAAGGACTGCTCCCATCTAAAGCAAAGAAGAAAAGAAAAAAATAATGCCACATTATACTAAACCATTAAAAAAAGTTATAGGCAAATTAAAAAAAGCATCTAAGGCTCATGCTAAACAAGCAAGAGTTTTAAGTAAAATAGAAAAAGACCAAAGAACAAGATATAAGAAAAAACATGGCACGACCAAAAAAAAGAGACCCTAAAGTTGGCACTGGTAAAAAACCTAAAGGTTCCGATAGACGTTTATATACGGATGAGAACCCAAAGGACACAGTTAGAATCAAATTTGCTACTCCGGCTGACGCCAGAGCGACGGCTGCTAAGGTTAAGAAAATTAATAAGCCATATGCGAGAAAGATACAAATTCTTACAGTCATGGAGCAAAGAGCAAAAGTTATGGGCAAGAGCGAAGTTGTAAGAATAGCAAAAGCAGCTAAGACAGCATTAAAAAGGAAACATAAGAAATGACATATCAATTAGAAGACGAACCAAAAAAATGTCCTACTTGCGAATGTTATGATTGTGTGCCAGAGGAATGTAATTGCGATTGCCACCCAGTTAAGAAAGATAAAGACCAACTAGAGTTAAATCTTTAATGGTAGAATTTATTCTTATATTTATGATAGGAAAAGATATAGTTAATCAAACTCAAGTATTTAGAGATGTTAATAAATGTATATATTTTGCAAAAAAATTACATGACCAACCAGTTGTACCGACAGAGGACGGACGTAAATCAATAACAGCATACTGTAAACCCATACCAAAAAGGAATAGAAAATAATGGACCCGGCAACCATAGGCATAGCTGTTTCAGCTGCAAGTTCTGCTTTCAGTGCAATCAAAAAAGGTTTCCAAATGGGTCGTGAAATAGAGTCAATGGGAAAAGATTTCTCACGCTGGATGGGAGCAATAAGTGATGTAGATAATGCAGAGAAGACCACAAAAAATCCATCTGCTCTACAAAAGTTATTTAAAGGTAAAGAATTAGAAGCTAGTGCTATAGAGGCATTTACGGCAAAGAAAAAATTAGAAGCTCAAAGACAAGAGCTTAAGTCATTCATAAATTTTCATTATGGAGCTAATAGTTGGAACGAAATACTAAAAATGGAAGCCGATATTAGACTACGTAGAAAACAGGAGATATATGAAAGACAAGAACTAATTAGAAAAATATGGGAAGGCATAGGTTGGTTTCTCTTATTTTGTACATTAGTTGGATTTGTAATTTTTCTTGCATGGCTTTGGAAAGAAAAAAGAGGAGGCTAATATGGCAGCAAAAAAGAAGAAATCTGGAGGTTCTCCAAAACCAAAAAATCCAAAACTTTACGCTAGTGTAAAAGCAGAAGCAAAGCGTAAATTTAAAGTATACCCAAGTGCATATGCAAATGCTTGGTTAGTTAGAACATATAAGAAACGTGGTGGAACTTACTAATGGCTAAACCCAAAGGTGGCTTAACTAAATGGTTCAAAGAAGATTGGCGTGATGTTAAGACGGGCAAAAAATGTGGAAGGTCAGGCAAAGAAAAGAAGTCGAGACCTTATCCTGCTTGTAGACCAAGAGCAGTTGCAGGAAGAATAAGTAAAGCTGAAGCAAGAAAAAAGACTGGTCCTAAGATGGTTAAATGGTCTGTTACAGCTTCAGGTAGAAAAAGAAAGACTACACGTAAAAAGAAATGACACGTAATTACAGAAAAGAATACGATAAGTATCACTCTAAACCAAAGCAAAAGAAAAGAAGAGCATCAAGGAATACAGCTCGTGCTATAATGGCTAAGAGAGGACTCGTAACAAAAGGTGATGGCAAAGATGTACATCATAAAACAGGTAACCCGATGAATAATAAAAAGTTGTCTGTAAAATCAAAAAGTAAGAATCGTTCTTTTGCTAGAACGAAAACAGCAAGAAAGAAGAATCCTCGTGCATAAAGAATTAACAGAATTACAAGCAAAATTTTTAGATGCATTGTTTGGACCTGCAAAAGGCAATCAAGCAAAAGCTATGAAGATGGCAGGATACTCTGAAACTACAAATCCACATCACATAGTTAGCTCATTACGTTCTGAGATAATAGAACGTGCAGAATTAGAAATGGCAGCTAATGCACCTAAAGCAGTGTTATCAATGGTAGGAGTCATAGATGACCCATCAGCTATTGGTAATAGAGAAAGATTAGCTGCATCACAACAAATACTTGATAGAGTAGGATTATCTAAAGTAGAAAAACTAAATGTAAGCACCGATAAACCTATGGGAGTATTTATATTACCGGCAAAAACAGATGGTAGCGATAGCACAGAAACTGAATCCAACGAATAGGTATTCAACTCTCAAAGGACCTACAGTTCCTTGGGGGTACAAAGTAAACAAATTAGACCCTCAGTTGTTAGAACCGATTGAAGAACAACTAGAAGCTTTACAATTAGCTGAGGAATATTTAAGAGAATCATCTTATCCTGAAGTATCAAGATGGTTATCTGAATACACAGGACGAACCATAACACCTATGGGATTATGGAAGCGTATTAAGACAGATAGACGGGATAGAAGAAGGTATGCTGAACAAAAATGTCGCACCTCCAAGACCGAAGCTGAAGGCAACATTAAAACGCAAGCCTTTAACTAAAGAAGAACGAGATATAGCGAAAGCTAAAAAGCAGCAAAGGTCTGCTAAAATAAAATTAAACATAGCTCAACGTAAGTTGGCTAAGATTGCTAATGTAACAGAAGATAATGAAATTAAAGAAAAAGCTACAGAGAGTTTACCAGAAACTTATTATAAACAGAATGAAATACGCCAAGAGGTATTGTTTGAGCCAAACCCCGGACCACAAACAGAATTTTTAGCTGCACCAGAAAGAGAAGTATTATATGGTGGAGCAGCAGGAGGAGGAAAAACTTTTAGTTTAATAGTAGACCCTCTTCGTTACTGCAACAACTCAAACATGAACGGCTTAATACTAAGACGTACAAATGATGAGTTAAGAGAGATTATCCATAAGTCTCAAGAGTTATATCCAAAAGCTTTTCCGGGAGCTAAATGGATGGAGAAAAAAAGTCAATGGACTTTTCCTTCTGGGGCTAGAATATGGATGACGTATTTAGAACAGGAGAAAGATGTACTGCGTTACCAAGGACAAGCTTTTACATATATTGGCTTTGACGAATTAACACAGTATCCAACACCATATGCTTGGGATTATTTACGCTCGAGGCTTAGAACTGCTGACCCGTCGTTGCCCGTCTTTATGCGAGGAACAACTAATCCGGGAGGTCCGGGTCATGGTTGGGTTAAAAAGATGTTTATCGACCCGGCTCCGGCTAATGAAGCGTTCTGGGCGACGGATATTACGACGGGTAATACGTTAAAGTATCCAAAAGGGCATACAAAAGAAAATGAACCTTTGTTCAAAAGAAAGTTCATACCTGCTAAATTAATAGATAATCCGTTTCTATATGAGCAGGGCGATTATGAAGCCATGTTGTTGTCTCTACCAGAGACACAGCGTAGACAACTATTGGAGGGAAGTTGGGATGTGGCAGAAGGTGCAGCGTTTGCTGAGTTTGATAGGCGATTTCATGTTATGGAGCCATTTCAAATTCCAGACACTTGGAGAAAATTTAGGGCGTGTGATTATGGATATTCTTCCTATTCTGCAGTCCTATGGTTTGCTGTTGACCCAGCAACTGAACAGCTTATGGTCTATCGTGAAATGTACGTTTCGAAATATACTGCGAAAGATTTGGCGTTTGCTATCTTGGAAGCAGAAAAAGGTGATGGTCAAATTTCGTATGGTGTACTCGACAGTTCTTGTTGGCATAAAAGGGGTGATACGGGTCCTTCCTTGGCAGAACAAATGATATCAGTAGGATGTCGTTGGAGACCTTCAGATAGAAGTAGAGGAAGTCGTATTGCAGGAAAGAACGAAATACATAGAAGATTACAAGTCGATGAATTAACAGAACAAGCAGGATTAGTTATGTTTAATACGTGCACAAACTTAATAGCACAATTACCAATAATACCTTTAGACAAAACTAATTCAGAAGATATTGACACAAAGGCAGAAGACCATTTGTATGATGCCTTAAGATATGGTATAATGACAAGACCAAGGTCAAGGTCAATATTTGATTATGACCCAGCAAAGGTTCCACAAACATGGAATCCTGCAGATAAAGTATTTGGATATTAATTATGGAAGAACAAGATAAAACTATTGAAGAGATGGTATTTGTACCAAAAGACCCTAAAGATGAATTAGCAGCATATGTTATTGAAAAATTTAAAGGGGCAGAAGATAGTCGTCTTTATGATGAACAAAGATGGTTAAATTCATATAGACAGTATAGAGGATTATACACAACTGATACTCAATTTACTGAAACAGAAAAATCCAAAGTATTTATAAAAGTAACTAAGACAAAAGTATTAGCTGCTTATGGTCAAATAATAGATGTATTATTTGCAGGACAAAGATTTCCATTAGGAGTAGAATCAACACGAATACCTACAGGTGTAGATGAAGCTGTAAACTTTGACCCCAAAGAACCTGATAATGCATTGAATGAACTAAATAATGTATTTGGTTTTCCGGGAGATGGAAGAGAAATACCTCGAGGAGCCACACAAGAAAGCTTGCAACAAGAAATGAAACTTGGTGCTTACGAAGATGACTTAGAACAAATTATGGATAAGTTAAAGTCAGGAGCAGGACTTACACCTACTTCACAAACTTATTATCCTGCACAACAAGCTGCTAAAAGAATGGAAAAGACCATATTAGACCAATTAGAAGAGTCTAATGCATCTAAACATTTAAGAACAGTAGCTTTCGAAATGGCATTATTTGGCACAGGTATATTGAAAGGACCTTTTGCATTTGACAAAGAAAAAGCAAATTGGGATGAAGAAGGCAATTATTCACCTGAATCTCAAACAGTGCCAAGAGTAGAATCAGTTTCTATATGGAACTTCTACCCAGACTACGATGCTAATAATATGGGAGAAGCAGAATATGTTATAGAAAGACATAAACTAAGTTACTCTGAATTACGTAATTTAAAAAAGAGACCATACTTTGATACAGACGCAATAGATGAATGTGCTGAGATGGGATATAACTATGAACGTAAATGGTGGGAAACTGATTTAACAGATAACGAAACACAATACAACATAGATAGATTTGAAGTATTAGAGTTCTGGGGAAACATAGATAAAACTATGGCAGAAGATGCAGGATTAGAAGTACCAAATGAATATAGTGATGTAGATACTTTACAAGTTAATGTATGGGTATGTAATAATAAAATACTTAGATTAGTTGTAAACCCATTTACACCAAAGAGAATACCATACTGTGCAGCACCATATGAGATAAATCCTTATAGTTTCTTTGGTGTAGGTTTAGCAGAAAATATGTCTGATACTCAAACACTTATGAATGGTTTTATGAGAATGGCAGTTGATAATGCTGTATTATCAGGTAACCTAGTTTTTGAAATAGATGAAACTAATCTAGTTCCGGGGCAAGACTTACAAGTATATCCGGGCAAAGTATTTAGAAGACAAGGGGGTGCTCCCGGTCAAGCTTTGTTTGGAACTAAGTATCCAAATGTAAGTTCAGAGAATATGATGATGTTTGATAAAGCAAGAGCTTTAGCAGATGACGCAACAGGCATACCATCTTATTCACATGGACAGACAGGCGTAGCAGGTACAGGCAGAACTGCTGCAGGTATCAGTATGCTTATGGGAGCTGCTCAACTTAGCATAAAGAGTGTAGTTAAGAACTTAGATGATTATTTACTACAACCTTTAGGAGAAGCTTTGTTTGCATTCAATATGCAGTTTGATTTTGACCCAGAGGCTCGTGGTGATTTAGAGATAAAAGCCAGAGGAACTGAAAGTCTTATGAAGAATGAAGTAAGAAGTCAAAGACTACTTCAGTTACTACAGATGGCAGGCAATGCTGCAGTTGCACCATATCTTAAGATACCAGTTATATTAAGAGAGCTAGGTCATGCTATGGATTTAGATTCAGAAAAATTAATTAACGATGAAAGAGAAGCGTTCAAACAAGCAGAAATATTAAAAGCTGCAGGTGGTTTACCTCAACAAGAACAGGCACAAGGTATTAATCCTAATGACCCGTCTGGAGGAGGAGGAGCTAACATAGGAGTTGGACAAGCACCAGTTCCGGGAGAGCAAGGATTTAGTGCTCCACAGACTCCTGCACAAGGACCAAAAGAACCTGATGCTGCTGCTCAGTTACAACAACTTCTCGGTGGTGGTCAATGATAAGAGAAATAGCAGTAAAACTATTACCTTTAGTTAACGATAAAAAATCTATTGATTTACTAAATTCATATATGGAGCATAGAGTAGAAGAGCTTCATAGATTGTTAGAACAACAAGACAATATATATGACATATCAAAAACGCAAGGTGCGATAAAGGAAATAAGAAGATTCCAAACTTTACGTGATGAAGTTATACAAAGAGCCAAAGATAAATACGGGGGAATGTAATATGGCAAAGAAGGCAAAGAAAGCACAACAGGGATTAGGTATTTTACCTATGACTAAAAAACAAAGTAATCCTACAGGTAATAAAAATCAACCTGCACAAAAGGTGCCACAAAGAGGTGCAGCACCAAAAGTTGCTGACCCAAGAGATGAAGCTATAAAATTAGTTTCCAAGAAATACGAACAAGATAAAAAACAAGGTGGCGTATCCCCCATGACTATGATGCCTTTAGTTCCACAACCTCAGCCTATGGCTGCAGAAATGATTCCTCCAGAACAACAGCCAACTCCGATGAAAGAGGGAGGTATGAAAGATAAAAAAGGTTTAGCTGTAGTAATAGATATGCAACCTGCTTATGAAGAAGCATCAAAAGGTACACCGGCAGACCCACCTCCGGGAGCTACTGCAGATGAAGTAAAAGATGACCAACACGTTTTATTAAGTGAGGGAGAACTTGTTGTGCCTGCTAATGTTGTAAGATATCATGGTTTAGGTATGTATGAAGGACTTAGAAGAGAGGCATTACAAGGTTTATCTGAAATGGAAAAGTCAGGTCAGGTAGATTATGTAGACGACAATGAGCCTAAAAGAGCTCAAGCAGGTTT